CTGCCCTTGCGACATTCTCCAAGGTGCTGAAATGACCTACACCGAACTGCTGGCGAAGGTTGCTGCATGGATGAACCGCGACGATCTGACGGCCATGATTCCCGACTTCGTGGAACTGGCAGAAGAGCGCATGAATCGGTATTTGCGCGTTCGGCAGATGGAAGTTGATCTGCCGGTGACCTCGATCACTGGCGGCAAGATCACTCCGCCGGCCGGTGCAATTGACGCGAAGGCGCTTTGGGTGCCGAACCATGAAGCAACGCCACTCAAGCCGCAGGCTTTGGAGTCTGTGGTCGCCAATGGCCCGGACGGGTTTCCGACCATGTACGCATGGAGCGGTGGCGATCTGTTCTTCGATGGTGGCGGTGATGTTCAGGGTGTGCTGTATGAGCGCATCCCGGCGCTTGCCACGGCGACTACCAACTGGGCTAGTGAAGAGGCTGCGAGCCTTTACCTGTTCGGCGCGATGACCGAGGCCAAGCTGTACGTCGGAGACGATGCTGGCGCTGCGAACTGGGGCGCACGCTTTCAACAGGTACTTGATGACCTGAACGGCAACGACAGCCGCAGATCCGGCCCGCTTGTGGCGAGGGCGCGTTAATGGTTCCGCTGCTTGGGTTTGCGCCAGACGCTGATCAGACAACGCCCGGCATATTGTCGGACTGTGAAAACCTGATCCCGTCGCAGCTGGGCATGGAGGCCGGCCCGTCTGCGATTACGCCTGCCGGGGTTCCGGTGCTTGCTGCTGCGTGTACTGGTTCGGCTGTCGTCTACAAGCTGGACAACACGCGCAGGCTGTTTGCCGGTACGCCGACAAAGCTCTATGAGCTGGTTTCGTCTGTGTGGACGGATCGCAGCAGGGCAGGCAATTACTCATCCAGCGCCGATTCCCGCTGGACGTTTGTGCAGTTTGGTGACACCACGCTGGCTTGCTCTGGTAGCGAGCCTGTGCAGGTTTCATCTACTGGTGCTTTTGCTGACATTGCCAGCGCTCCAAAGGCGGGCATTCTGTTCTCTGTCGGCGCGTTTGTCATGGCGCTGAACACTGATGACGGCTCGTCCAAGCCTGACGGCTGGCACTGCTGCGCGGCATTCGATGCGAGCAGCTGGACGCCTTCCACTACCACGCAGGCAGCATCCGGCCGGCTTGTTTCAAATCCTGGACCTCTGACTGCTGGCGCACGACTTGGCGAGTACGCCATAGCCTACAAAGAGCGCTCGATGTACCTGGGGCAGTATGTTGGCGCGCCTGTTGTCTGGGATTGGGTGCAGGTGGCAGATGGTGGCGCAGGTTGCGTTGGCAAGAATGCGCTATGCGAAGTTTCTGGGATGCACTTCTTTGTCGGGCCGGACAACATCTGGCTGTTTGACGGTACGAGGCCTGTTCCGCTGGCTGATGGTTATCTGCGTCAATGGTTCTTCAGCAATTGCAGCCCGCAGTTCCTGTACAAAACCGTCTGCACTTACGACCGCGAAAACAACAGAGTCTGGATTTTCTACCCATCAGCCAGCGCATCTGAGTGCGATTCTGCGCTTGTTTACCACTTGCAGACAAAGCAATGGGGCAGGGCTAATCGCTCTATACAGTGCGCGCTGACGTATGTATCGGCCGGAGTGACTTATGACACGATGTCAACGCTCAGCGCGACGTTTGACGGGCTGCCGGCCGTTTCATATGACTCGCCGTTCTGGCTGTCGGCGTCCAAATCTCTCGCCGTGTTCAATTCATCCAATCAGCTCCAGGTCCTGACCGGCTCGCCGGATAACAGTAGCCTGACCACGGGCGAGGCTGGCGAAGATGAGATGGTTTCGCTGTTGCAGCAGATACGGCTGCGCTATGGCGTTGCGCCTCTGTCTGCTACTTGCCAGACCTACTACCAGCCCAATAGCGGTGGGATGTTCGCCAACGGGGTCAGCGGTGCGATGAATGACGGCAAGTTCGACACGCTCAAGGCTGCGCGCTGGCACAAGGCCAAGGTCAGCTTTACCGGGCCGGTTCGCGTCACACACGTCAACGCAAAACTGAAGCCGGCAGGAACTCGATGAGCAGGCTGAACATTACGCCAAGGCTCGGGCTGGCTGATCCTGCGCTGATGCGCGAGATGCGCGACCACGCCATGCAGGTAAATCTGCTGGCTGATGGGCGACTGGCGGCGGTGACGAATGCAGCGACGGCTGCTCCGACCACTGGAACCCATGCCCGAGGCGACTTCCTGCGCAACAGTGCGCCTGCTGAATTGGGCAGCGCTTCCAGCAAGTACGTCATCTTTGGATGGATCTGCGTGACGGGTGGAACTCCTGGCACTTGGCTGCAATGCCGCTTTTTGACGGGTAACTGATGCGCAATCTGATTGTTGTGCCGTCCACGCATATCGATAGGGCATGGAAGGAGGGCGCAAGCGCTCTGGGCCTTGCCTGTGCGACTTCTGGCGGCGAGATCACGGGCGACCAGTTGCGCATGATGCTCAGCCGTGGCGAGCGCACGCTGCTGCGCATGGATGATGGCGAGATTGCCGGATGGGTTGCAGTAGGTGTTGAGCAGCTTCCGAATATGCGTGTCATGTACGTCTACGAACTGTATGCGCCCAATGGCCAGTTCGAGGCTTTTTTCGATGAACTCAAGGCAATGGCTGTGCAGCTTGGATGCTCTCGCGTCCGGTGTGCGGCGAAACCAGCGCAAGAACGGCTGTACCGAATGCGCCTCGGATTTACGCCTGTCTATCAAGTGCTGGAGGTAGAGATATGAATCTGGAACAACTCTTTGAGCAGGCATCTGCCGAGATCGGCGGCCCTGCCATTGGTGCCATGCCTGCGTTTATTGGCGACAAGATGCGGCCGCGCAAGGGTGGCAGTAGCGGCGGCTCGACCACTACCCAATCCATTCCAAGCGAACTGAAGCCGCTGGCCAAAGATTACGCCGCAAAGGCTATGCAGCTTGGCAAGGAAGAGTACAACCCTTATCAGGATCAGCGCTTTTCTGACCTGAACATGGCGCAGAATCTTGGGCTGTGGAACACGATGGCTCGGGCCGGTGGCGGTTCGCAGACCATCAAGAATGCAGAAGGGCAGTTGAACCAGATCATCCAAGGCGGGCAGACAAACCCCTATCTGGATCAGATGGTCAGCAAGGCTCAAGACTCTGTGCGCTCGCAGTTCAACACGGGCGCAGTCAACAGCGGCAGCTTTGGCAATTCAGGCCTGCAAGAGCAGTTCCAGCAGGGCCTTGGCGATGTTGCCGCGAACATGTATGGCCAAGCCTACGAAACCGACCGAGGCCGCCAGATGCAGGGCATCGGCATGGCTCAGCAGTTCGGCAACCAGGCTTATACCGACGCCGAGCAGATGTTGAAGGCCGGCCAGGTGCTGCAAGACCAAGACCAGCAGAATAAAGACTTCAGCTACCAGCAATTCCAAGAGAAAGAGAATCTGCCTTACAAGCAGCTTGCTGCAATGTCGGGCGTGTTCAGCTCTGGACTTGGCAGTCAGACGACCAGCAAGACAAGCGGAGGTGGCAAATAATGCTCCCATTATTGATTCCGATGGGCATCGGCGCACTCGGTGGCGCACTGCTGAAGAAGAAAGACCCTCTGAAAGGCGCGCTGCTGGGTGCTGGGCTTGGTTTGACGGCTGGCGCAGCCGCTCCTGCAATTGGCGGGCTTCTTGGTGGTGGTGCTGCTGGAACAGCCGCGGGGACAGCCGCTACCGCAGCTACGGGCGCAGCAGGCGCAGTTCCGGCCGCTCTCCCGGCTGCCGCGCTTCCTGAAACGGGCCTGCTGGCATCTACCAATGCCGCGCTGACCAAGTACAAGCCGATCATCGACGCAGCGACTACCGGCATCAGCATGTCCGGGGCGCTCGACGAGCAACCAGAACAAGCTGCGCCGGCTCCCGCGCCAATGACTCAGGGCGGCCCTGAAACTCTGGCAGCAATCGCCGGGCAGGGCGCTCCATCTACGGTACAGGCAGGAATGCAAGAGCGTGCGCGCCGTCGCGCCATGCTTCGCGGGGGTGTGTAATGGCTGAATCTAACGGCTTGCTCGATCTGATGAAAAGCCCTGCTGCTATGGGATTGCTTGCTGCTGGTTTCGGTGGGCTGGCGGGTGCCAACCGGAACACACCTTATAACAACTTGGGCCGCGCTGGGCTGGCTGGTCTGGCCGGCTATTCTGCTGCGGATGCCTTGCAGCAAAAGCAGCGCGATCAGGACAAGGCGTCTGCGATTCAGGCGGCTATTCCGACACTGTACGGTGATGACGGGAAGTTCGACTACCGCAGGGCCGCTGAGCTTGGCGCATCGCCTTCTGACATCAAGGCTTACGCAGAACTGCCGACGCTTGGCGCTCCGCAGGCGTGGAAAACGCTGGAAGTGCCGGGCGCAGATGGAAGCAAGAAGATCATCTTGCTGGACAATAACGGCCAGCCGATGAACGAGGGCTTCGCCGGCTATGTCGCTCCGCAACTGGTAGACACTGGCGACAAAAAACAATTCGTCACGCCTACCGCTGGCGCTTCGTACCAGGTCGGCATGACCCCAGCGCAGATTGACGCTCAGAATCGCGGCTGGGCAAATGTATCACTGCGCGGCGATGCAAACCGCATTGCGGGCGATGCAAACAACATCATGGCCGGACTGAAACAGGAAGAACAACAGCTCAAGGTTGACGAACTGAAGGCCAAACAAGACGAGCAGCGTCGTGCGCTTGGCGCGCAGCAGGCCAGCATCAATGCGCAGATTGGCGTCATTGACAAGGCGCTGGGCCACCCTGGGCGCGAAACGGTGACGGGGCTGTCTGGCAAGCTTGATCCGCGCAACTACATCGCAGGGACTGACGCAACCAACTTCAAGACGGTAGTCGATCAGATCGGCGGGGCAGCATTCTTGCAGGCTTTCGAGTCGCTTAAAGGTGGCGGCCAGATCACGGAAGTGGAGGGCAAGAAAGCCACAGATGCGATGGCGCGGCTTAACACTGCGCAGAGCGATGCCGAGTTCAAGGAATCGCTAAACGAACTCCGGCAGATCATGGCTCAGGGCCAGGCGCGGCTTGGTGGCGCACCTGCTCAACAGCCACAAGCGCCTGCCCGCACTGTCACCCGCACGGGTGTGTCAAACGGCCGCAAGGTTATTCAATACTCTGACGGGAGCGTCGAATATGGCGATTGATCCGAGCCAGGTGGTATGGGATGACGCGCCAGCGATTGATCTGAATGCCGTCCAGTGGGATGACGCCGCGCCTGTTGAGCAGCCAAATACCGGACTGGAGACGGGCCGGATGCGTGGCCGCTTGAAGCCGCGCAAGTCTGACGAAGCTGTTAATCAGGGCTTTGGTAACCTGCTGGCCGGTGGCGTGCGCGGGGCTGGCTCGATTGGTGCAACCATCCTTGCGCCCTATGACATGGCCGTCGACGCGCTGAACGGTAAGGGCTTGTCGCTGGAGTCGAACCGCCAGCGCCGGGCAGACATGGACAGCGGCCTGCAACAGATGGGCGCTGAGCCTGAATCTGGCCTGTACCAAACCGGCAAGCTGGCTGGCGAAATCGCCGGTACTGCGGGCGCAGGTGGCGTTCTGGCTAATGGCGCGCGGGCGGTTGGCGCTGCGCCTTCTGTCGTGCAAGGGCTGGCCTCTGGCGGGCTGAATGTGGCTGGCGCTACAGGGTTGCCGGGCTTGCTCATTCGCGGCGCTACAGGCGCTGCTGTGGGCGGCACAGCGGCAGGCATGGTTAACCCTGAAGATGCTGGATTGGGCGCGATGGTTGGCGGGGCTATTCCTGTCGGGGCAAAGACTCTGGCAACTGGCGCACGCGCAGCAGGTTCGGCTCTAACCGGCAAAGTCGCGCCAGAAGTGGCGGCGCTGGCTGACAGGGCAAAGCAGCTGGGCATCCAGATACCTGCCGACCGGATCACGAACAGCAAGCCGCTGAATGCCGTGGCGGCATCGCTTGAGTATGTACCGTTCAGCGGGCGAGCCGGCACCAATGAGCGCATGATCAGCCAGCTCAACAGGGCTGTGTCGCGCACCTTCGGGCAAGACTCGGACAACGTGACGCTGGCGCTGCGCAATGCTCGCGGGGCGCTTGGTGGCGAGTTTGACCGGGTGCTGCAAGCCAACACTGTCAGAGTCGATCAGCAGTTTGCCGACGATCTGGCGCAGCACTTGCAGCGGGCATCGAATGAGCTTGGCAGCGACGGCGAGAAGATTATCCGCAACCAGGTGGATGAAATACTTGCCAAGGTGCAGGCCGGGACGATTGACGGCAAGGCGGCTTACAACATCAAGCGCAACCTTGACCGGATCGCCAAGCGCAGCACGCCTGAAGCGTTTTATGCGAAAGAGGTGCGCAACTCGCTGATGGGTGCGCTGGATCGCAGCCTGTCGCCTGATGACGCCGCCGCATTCCTCACGACTCGGCAGCAGTACGGCAACATGAAGAACATCGAGAAGCTGGCCGCGAACGGCGCAGAGGGCGATATTTCAGTCGCACGGCTTGCCAACATGAAGAACGTCAACAATAAAGACCTTCAGGAACTGGCCGACATTTCCGCGCAGTTCATCAAGACCCGCGAAAGCCCTCATGGTGCACTACAGCGCCTTGTGATCGGTGGGACTGGCCTTGGGCTTGGCGCTGGTGCAGGGATGCTGCCGGTGGTCGCCGGAACTGCTGCCGCTGGCCGGGCAACGAACTCGCTGCTCAATAGCGACATGGCGCGGCGACTGGTGACTGGCGGGCTGCTCAATCAGCCGACGCCGATGATGATCCGTCAAGGGCTGCTTGGTGCTTCAAAGGTTGCGCCGGTACTTACTGCCCAGTGATGCCCATGTAAAAGCCGTAAATGATCGCGGCAACGCAGATTGCGACGCCCTTCCAGATCATGAAATCCGTGAACTCCATTTAATCACCTGCCTTTCAAAGGATGGGAGAAACACCTATGCCTGTGCCATCAGACATCACTGTGCTGTCAACAACGCCCAGTTCGAATTCCCCACCAGGGGGCGAGACACCGAACAACATGGACGATTACCTGCGAAGTCTGTCTGCATTTATAGCACAGGTTCGCGCCGTTATCGGCGGGGCGACGGACAGCAACATTCCCAAAAGCTGGGAAGCGCCAGGCTCGTCTGTGTCAGTTGCAGGAACTGCCGTAACCAACGCCAATTCGGCCAATGCAAACGGCTGGTACACGCTCGGCAGTCCATATACCAACTCGGCAGTATCGGGCGCGCCAGGCGTGATCTATGCGTCCATCGAGGGCGGCAGGATCGGGCAGGTTGGTTTCTTCTGGAACAGCACGTTCTCGGTTTATCTCAAGTTCTACAGGACGTACAACGGCACAACCTGGACCTCATGGAAACAGGAGCTGGCGAACGGTGAAGTCGCGTCACTGGTGGCTGTCGGGCAGAGCTTTGTTGATCTTGGCAACGTCACCGGAACGGCGAGCATTACGCCAATCAACGGGCCGCTTGTAAAAGCGACCATGACCGGGGATACCACGTTCAGCTTCAATACTTCGTTTGTGTCAAACAGCCAGACTTACCCGGTAGCGCTTGAAGTGGCTGGCGCTTTCGTCCCGTCGTTTACTGGCGTCACTTGGGAGGGTGGAACCCAGCCTGCCTATGTGTCCGGCATGGT